ATCAAATAAAAGGAAATTATTAAATGCAGATTTAAATGGAGCAATAAATATAATGAGAAAGATATATGATTTAACTGCAATAACAGGAATGAAGATATATAATCCAGTAAGAATAAATATATTCCACAAAGTTGTAAACCAGTGGATAATGCACAATAGTAGTGTAATTAAAGAGTATTTTAATACTTTTTAATACTTTTTCTTACTAGACATTTCAACAGTTGATTTTCCAAATAATTCTTCCAATTTTAATTGTTTTTCAAGCCATAAATCTTTTCCTTTAATATTATCTATTTCTTTTTTTGAAAATTTTGGAGTATATTCTGATGCTTGAACAATATGAGAAATTAGAGAATATATATTTATAAATGATAAATTATTTCTATTTATATTATCAAAAAAAATATGACCACTTTTTAAATTTGATCTAAACATTCTCATAATTGTTGATTTACCTAATCCATTTTGAGCTTCAAGATAATAAAAATAACCTATTTTAAATGTATATGTTAAGCTTGTAATTTTTTCTTCATATTTTGAATTTTCAATTAAGTTTGTATAATATCCAAATGAAGCATTGATAAATTTAATTTCTTTAAAATTTATTATATTATCACTTGTTTCATTACATATAAGTTTATGTTTTTCTAAACATTCACATATTATAATAAATTTATCCATATAAGTATAATATTGAAGAGATTTAATATTATCAGCAAGACATCCAATCATCCATGATATATTACCAAAAGAATGAATTTGTCCAATGTTATTGGATAAAAGAGATATTAAAGTTGTTAAAAAATTAATACATATAATTATATATTTTTGAATATCATGTTGTTTTTGAATTTTATAATATCTATTTTCTTCAAAATTAGTATCTATTAAACATCCCATTGACATTTTTAAATGAACAAATCTAGCATCATTTAATTTAAAAATAGTTAAAACTGATGGTTTCATATTTTCATAAATTGATGAATCAGTAAGATATGTTATTAATCCACACATTAGAATACAAAATATACTAAATAATGAACGAATTGGATATTTAGATGAAATTTTCATCATATAAATAGTTATTGAAAAATTTACAATAAATGACCAAAACATTGGTAAAACAAAAAGAAAATCTTTTAATTTAGTTTGGTCATCTATTAAATCATCATATTCTTTCAATATAATTCCAGGAATAGTAACTCCACAATATATTTTTGCTATTTGAAGACGATTTTTTAGCCTTATATTCATTAAACGAATTAGAGAATAAAAAACACTATGTTGAATTATTGAATGAATATAATCAGATAATACTTTAAAAAATAAACATGTAATAATATTCTTATCATCTTTTATAAGAATATTATTTATATGATTATTTAAAAATGCACAAATGAATGGTATTATTATTAATCCAAATAATTTTAATGGAGGGAAAAAACTTAACGTTTTTATAATAACTCTAATACAATTAATACATGTTAATATAATATCATAATTTATAAACTTAATAGTTTGTAAATTATAAATTGTGTTCATCAGAACACTAAAAAAAAAGTTTAATAATTTAAAGAATAAAAAATGTTTATCTAGATCTATATATTAATAAATATATAATATTAATATTAATATTAATATATATATTATTATTATCAATTTTTTTAATAATTTATAAGACAATTATATTTTATAAACAAAAATTATTATTAATTAAACTGAACATAATATCAAAATTATAATATATAATTATTTTTATTTTATATATATTGTAATAATAAAATATATATAAAATAAAAATTGATATATTTTTTATTTAAGTAATTAGATATTTTATTATTATATGAATAATTTAGATTTATTTTTAAAAGATTCTTATTCTTATTTAAATACTGTTTCCATAAAAGATTTAGTTAAATTAGCAAAACAAGCATCAGAAGCCTATTATAATGATAAATCTATTATGACTGATGAACAATTTGATTTAATTATTGATAAAATTAAATTTTTATCTCCTTATAATCCGTTTTTAAAAAAAATAGGTTCAGATGTTCAAAAAGTTTTATCTAAAAATAAAGTTACATTACCATTTAAAATGGGTTCTATGGATAAAATTAAACCTGATGATATTGATATTTTGTTATCATTTAAAAAAAAATTTAAATCCCCTTATATAATTTCTGATAAATTAGATGGTGTATCAGCTTTATTAGATTGTAATAATAAAAAATTATATACTCGAGGAAATGGTATGATAGGAACAGATATAAGTAATTTATTAAAATTAATATCAATTAAAATACCAGAAGAAAATATTATTGTTAGAGGTGAATTAATAATGAGTAAAAATAATTTTAATAAATATTCGGAAGATATGGCAAATGCTAGAAATATGGTATCTGGAATAGTTAATGCAAAAACTATAGATAAAAAGAAAGCAAAAGATATAGAATTTATTGCATATGAAATTGTTAGTCCATGGATGACATATTCTGAACAATTTATATTATTAAATAAATTAAATTTTAAAGTCGTTAATAATATTCAAATAAATGATTTAAATATGGAAATATTAATAGATATATTAAAAGAAAGAAAAATAAATTCTGAATATGAATGTGATGGAATTATTATATCTTATAATAATCCAGTTAAACGTGTTGATTCTGGTAATCCAGATTATGCTTTTGCATTTAAAAATTTACATTTACAAGATACTGCAATTGTAACAGTTATAAATGTAGATTGGAATATATCAAAAGATGGATATATTAAACCTAGATTAATATTAGAACCAACTAAATTATCAGGGGTTGTAATAAATGCTGTAACTGCATTTAATGCAAAATATATTGTTGATAATAAGATAGGTCCAAAAAGTCAAATTAAATTAATTAGATCTGGTGATGTTATTCCTCATATTTTAGAAATAATTAAACAAACAAAAGCTCAAATGCCAGATATAGATTATGAATGGAATGAGAGTGGTGTTGATATTATTGCGTTAAATGATTCAATAGAACAAAAAATTAAAGAATTAACATTTTTTTGTATGAAATTAGATATTAAGAATATTTCAGAAGGTATTATAAGTAAGTTTATAGATGCTAAAATAGATAGTATTCCAAAGATATTATCTATAAAAAAAGAAGAATTAATTAAAGTTGAAAATTTTAAGGATAAAATGATAAATAAAATATTTGATAATATTACGGAAAGAATAAAAACATTAACATTATTAGATATTATGATAGCTTCAAATACATTTGGTCATGGAATTGGAGAAAAAAAAATTAAAAAAATATTAGATGTTTATCCAGATATTATATATAAATATATAGAAGAAGATAAAAAAAAATTAATTGAACAAATTATAAATATAGATGGTTTTGATATGATAACTGCTAAAAAATTTATAGGCGCAATGCCAAAATTTTTAAATTTATTAAATGATATACCAGATGAAATACAAAATAATTTATTATTAAATGTTGAAAATGTTGAAGAAAATGATAATAAATTTAAAGATATGAAGATAGTATTTTCAGGTTTTAGGAATAAAGACTGGGAAAAAATAATAGAAAGTTCTGGTGGTGAAATAATAACAGCGATATCAAAAAAAACAACATTATTAGTTACAACTTTAAAAGATATTGAAGAAAATAAAAATAGTAAAATAATTAAAGCAACAGAACTTGGAATAAAAATAATGGATAAAGATTCATTTTTTATAAATTATTTATAATTTTATTTTATTTTTTTTAATTAATTCTAAATGATCTTTTTTAACTTTTTTTAATAAATCATTATTTTTAATCATATGAGATTTTAATTCTTTATCAATATTTTTAAATGTTAAACTCGATATAGCAGAATTTATATCATCTTTTTTTATTCCATAATAATCCATAAATTGTTTATCATATGCACCATATTCTATTTTAGAATAATCTAAATCTAATAGTTTTGCAATTTTTTTAATTTCTTTTTCATTTTTACATTCTAATTCTACATATGATGGTATCCCCGGAATAGAATCAATTGCAATTTCTAAACAATCTCCTAAAGACCATTTTTCTCTTAAAGTTTCTTGATAAGCTTTGAGTTCATAACCTTGGGCTAATAAAAAATCTCTACTTTCTTCTAGAGTTGAATTAACAACTATTTCAGTTTCATTAGCAAATTTAGAATTTTCTGGATATGTTTTAATAGTTATAGTAACAGATTTATTTTCTTGTCTAGTTCTAATATAACCTTTTTGTTTATTTAATAATTTAAAAACATATCTTTTGTATAACATCATTTTATGTATTTTTTTTGCATTATTTAATTTTAATTTTTTTCTTAAATCATTAATATTAATTTCTAAGAATTTGCCTTCAATTTCTTGCATATAAATATATTTTAGATAAATTATATTTATAATATTTAAAAAAAGTTTAATATTCTATTATAATGACAGGGAGTCTATTACAAATAGTATCCACAGGAGTTAAAGATATATTTTTAACAATTGATCCACAAATTACATTTTTTAAAATAGTATATTTAAGACATACACCTTTTTCAATAGATATAATAGAAGATTATTTTAATACTATACCTAATTTTGGTGAAGAAGGTTTTTGCCAAATATCTAAATATGGAGATTTAATATCTAATATTTTTCTTAAAATAGTATTACCATCTGTTCAAATACAAAAAGAAAATAATATTATTCAAAATAATGATAATTTAAATAGATTAATACAACAATATGCAGATAAAATTGATAAATTTATAATATTTATGTCTTCAGCTATGATATATTTAAAGGAAATAAAAAGTACATTAAATAATTTAACAACAAATTATAATATAATGAAAAATTTAATAATATCATTATTAAGTAAAAATAATGATATATTAATTAAATATAATTCAAATAAATTTGAGATAACAAAAATTGCTAATTATAATATATTTTTTAATTTTGATATCCTAAATAATATCAATGATAATTTTAAAAAATATAATAATTCACAATATGATATTAATGAAACAAAAGAATATATTAATACTATTAATAAATATTTAGATGATTATATTTTTTATCAAACTATATATTTTAAATATTTAATAGATACACGAGATTATTATCAAAAAATATTAAATATTAATACTTCTAAAAATTATGATTTTGCATGGGTTAAAACAATTGGATTTGCTTTAATTAATTATATAACAATAGAGATTGGAGGTCAAGAAATAGATCGTTTAACATCAGATATATTAAATAATTGGTATGAATTAGCAAATAGTGCTGAAAAAATTTCTTTATTAGATGAAATGATAGGAAATATTAATAAATTAACAACATATGATTCAGAATCAACGCCGAAATATACATTAATAATTCCATTATCATTTTGGTTTTGTAAATATCAATCTCAAACAATAGCATCAATTAGTTTAAAATATCACGATATTATAATTAGATTAAAATTTAATGAATTATATAAATGTTGTTATTTTGAACCTGAAGAATATAATATGCATATAAATTTAAATATTAATGATATTATTAAATTAGAAAGAGTTTCATTATTGATAGAATATATAAATTTAGGTGAAGATGAAAGAAAAAAATTTGGTAGTTTTGCAAATGAAACATTAATTGAACAAAATAAGATATTAACATTTAATAATATTAATACACCAAATGTATTAATACCATTAGATTATGTTAATTCACTAAAAGAATTAATATGGACAGTTCAAAAAACTTCAAATATAAATTTAAAATTATGGAATGATTATACAAATATAGATATATTTAAAGGAAAAATTTATTTACATAATAATGATAATATATGTATAATAAATATATTAAATGATATAGTTAATTATAATGATTATATTAATGGTTATATTAATATATATAATTCAAAATATTATAATGGAAAATATAAAATTTTAAATATTACATTAAAAACAATTATGATAAAAATTAATTATACTTTTATATATTCAGATAATATTACTTTTATATTATATTTAGATGAATATAATTCATCATATAATTTAATAACTAATGAAAATATACAAATTTTTGGTAATAATTTATTATCAATTAGAGATTGTAATTATTTTACCCTTGTACAAAATTTTCAAAATCATTCATTAATTCCTAAAAATATTCATACATATTCATTTTGTATAAATACTGAAGAATTTCAACCATCTGGATCATTAAATTTTAGTGTGATTGATAATAAAAATTTATATTTAGAATTTAATGATACTATTTTAAAACAATTATTAAAAAATAATGATTCATTAACTATTAAAATTATAGCTAGAAGTTATAATATATTAAAGATTGAACAAGGTATGGGAAAAGTTTATTTTGGATTATAATAAATTATATATATATAAAGTTATCTTAATAATTTAAAATTATTAAGATGGCTGGTGGATTAATACAAATATTTAGTTATGGAGCAGAAGATGTTCCATTAATATCAAAAGATGGAATTAATTTATTTAAAATAGTATATCATAAACATTCATTATTTTCAATTGAAGAAAAAGAAATGCAATCTGAAACTGATATTAATTTTGGAGGAACAACCGTATTTAAAATAAAAAATTATGGAGATTTAATGTATAATCCATATTTGAGAATAGAATTGCCAAAAATAACAGTAAATTATATTGATACTAGTTATAATTATATTAATAAATTTAATAATAACAAGCAATTTATGAATTTTTATATTAATTTTATATTATCTAAATATGATACTATTTTATATAATTATAATATTACTAAATTACCTATATATATTAGTAAAAATTTTATTATAAATAATACATATGAATCTAATTTAATAGCAAATGAAAAATTATTTAATAATATATATGATATTGATTATAATTCATTCTTTAATTTAGATTCATATGCAAATAATTTTCAAAAAATTAAAAAAAATATAGCCTTATATTCAAATCCAAATGAAATAATTAATAAAAAAATATATTATTCAACATTTAATATAAATTATTTAACAACCATTTTAAATAATTCTACTTTTAATAATGATAAAATTAGTATTAATAACGATTATTTAAATATTTTTAAAAATAATTTTAGTAATTATATTTTAAAAAATAATGATATAAAATTTTTATATAATATAAATCAATTATTTTTAACAAATAATTCAAATGATATAATAACAAATTATTTAAGTTATAATACAATAACAAATATAATTACACAAATTTCTTATGATCTACAATATTATTATTCTAATATAAAATATTTATATATTTATTCATTAAATCAAGATACAACCTATAATTTAAAATCTATTTATTATATTAATAATTCAATATATTCTAATTCTAATTCTATATATATAAATAATGTATATCCTTTTATAAATTTATATGATATTATCGATAATAAAATAGAGTCTAAATATATTGAAAATTTATATTTTGGTTCATGTTATACAAATGAAATTTATAAAATAACTCCAATAATAGAAATATCAAATGATAATATTAATAGTTATAAAATTAAATTAGATACAAGTACAAATAATTTTGATATATGTAATAATGCTATATATATGATTTTTGCAGATAATAAAATAAATTTATATGAGAATGAAAATTTTAATATTTATAATGTGAATGATTTTTTATTACCATTATGTTTTATTCAATATAATAATAAAAAAGATGATTATTATTATTTTAATAAAATTGATTTATCATTAAATATTACAAATAATGATTATATATATTTATATAAAGATATACTTGTTATTAATGAACAATCTCAAAAAATACAATATATAATAATAAATGATTATTTATATAATGTAATGGATTCATCATTTAATAATATACAATATTCTGATAATATATATATATCTAAAGATTCATTAGATATATCAAATAATAAAATTTTAATTAATAATATAATAACATATATATTATTTTCAACAGAATCATCATTTTCATTTATTGATTATAATAATAATTCTACATTTATAATAAAAGAATTTATATTTCCATCTTTACTTTATATTAATATAAAATCTAATTTTTTAAAAAAAAGAATGAAAAAAATAAATTATATTAAAGATATAGTTTTGGATTTAGATACATATACAAATTTAAATTATAATATTAATGAATTAAATAAAATTAGTTTATCTACAGATAAAAATGTAATACTGTATACAAAATTATATTCTACTTTAAAAGATAATTTTGAATATATTAAAAATATAATATTATATTTTTTGGATATTAATACATTTTTTAAATTATCTAACAAATATACATCTATTAGATTTAAATCTATATCGTTATCAATTGATCCAATATATATAGATAATTATTGGAGTAATATTATTAGTAATAATAATAATAACTATTTATCCAATATGATATCTATATTTATTACAAATTTTATAAATTATATTGAATTAAATTATAATTTAATTATTATATATATATCTAATTTAAAAAATGTTCAGAGTACTAATATGATTATGGAACTCACTAATAATATATATAATAAAGATTATGAATTATTAAGTAAATTATATAATATTAAAAATTATAATTATTTAATTCAAATAAAAAATATTAAAAAAGAAGATTTAATAATTTATGATACTTTATATTTTAAAACAGATATTTCATTATCAGATATTTTATTAGATATTTCAATTAATTCTAATATTAATTATGATATATTAAAAAATAGTTATAAAATTCAAATAGATATATCAAATTGTAATAAAGATTATTATCAAAATTATACAAATGGATATGATATATTAAATATCAGTCTAAAATCAGATAAAGATAATTATTATAATTATTTTTTTATATATTTATTAAATAATAATTTACTGTCTAAAATATATTTAGGTGTAGATAGTGATTATTCTAATATTATTATTAAAGATATTTCTTCAAATGATATTAGAACAATTTTTGATAATATTTCAAATGATATATTTAATACATATAAAATTAATAAAAAATATAATAATAATCAAAATTATATGAATTTTTATCAGATGTTTATATTATTTCCAATAGATCTTACTATAAATAAGTATATTGATATTAGTTATATTTTATATCATTATATTTATAATTTATATATTAAAATTAAAACTAAAACTAAAATAATAAAAGATAATAATTTTAAAATATATAATGATTTTTTAATGTATCAAAATTTATGGAATATAAAAAAAATGATTGATACTAAAAATATAAATTCTCAAAATAATTTAGATAATTATATTTATGATACAACATCATATATTTATTGTAATTTATGTTTTGCAACTAATATAGATCATATATCATTAAATAATACTCTTATTGATAATATAAATAATTATTTTAAAAATAATGTGATTAATAAAATTATTAATTTATTAAATAATAAAATAGATTATTTTAATTATTATTCATTTAATAAATTTAATTTTAGATTTTATACAGATTTATCTAATTTAGTATCATTAGATATTAATTTAACAAAAAATTTTGTTATGAATATTTTTTATTTTTTTATACATTATTTATATGCAATTCAATCAGATATTGATGGTTCTTTTATAAATTATAATTTTGAACTAGTATTTGGAAATTATACATATGAAAAATATTATGATTTAAAAGAATATTTTGATTCATCATTAAATATTTTTAATGATAAATCAGAATATTTAGGTAAATATTTTAATTTATCATTAGCTGATCTATATGTAATTCAAAATATTAATAAATTAATTTATGATGTATATGAATATATTATTGTATTAACTATTGATAATTCAAATACTAAAAATATTATTTATAAAACTTTAAATCTTAAATATATGTTATATAATTTAATTAATGATTATTCATTAAATTTTTATAATACTGAGTATGAATATAAAGAATTAATATATTTTTTTTATAAAACTCGTATTAATTATATTAATCAATATAAAAATATTATAAATTCAATAATGACAAATAGTTCTTTTTCATATGATATATATTTACAATTATCACAATATTCAAATTTTAAAATTGATGATTATGATACAAAATTTGACTATTTAAATGTAAATACAAATACAGATATTTCGTATTTTTATTGTTATGATATTCCATTAAAAGATATCAGTTTTAATACACCAATTTTTTTATCAATTGATAAAAAAAATGTAATAAACAATTTTGACACATTAGATTTTTTATCAATAGAAAATCAAACTTTAATTGATAATTTTAATAAATTTTTTAATACAAATTATGATTTTTATTCAGATTATAAATATATATATATAATTTATTTTTATTTTTATAAAAGTTATTCTACAGATATATCAAATTTTGAATTATATCAAGATATTAACAATACTTCAATAAATAATTATATTATATATAATGATATTAAATATAATTTTGCAAATATTGTTTTTACTGATAATATGATAATAAAATATTTAATAGATAATAACAGATTATACGATATATCAAATAATCTATTTTTAAATTATGAATATATTAATGATATATTATATGTTTATGATAAAGAACCAACATATCAAATAATAAATAATTTAATATATGATTTTTCAGATAATCATATATATACAATAATTAATAATTTAATATATGATATATCAAAAATATTAAAAGAAAATGATATATATGATATATCATATATATTAATTGGTAATAGAGAAAATGATATATTTAATATTTTATCTAATAAATATAAATATAATATATCGAGTAAAAATCAACAACTATTATATAATAATTATAAAGAAGATAATAATTTTTTAATAAATAATAATTTAACAATATATAATAATATATATTATGATATATCTTTTAATATAAAATATAAATTATCTTTTTCTAATGATATAAATCATTTAAATTTTATATTAAAAGATATTTTAAATAATAAAGACATTATTTTAATTCCATCTGGTTTTAGAAATTCAGATTTTTCAAATAATACTATTAACATATTTAATGATTTGATTAAAACGACATTTAATATATCATATTCTAAAAATACATTATTATATTTACAAGAAACAATTATTGATAAAATTAATAATAATAATACAATTTTATTATTTAATAATATATTAAATAATTCAATAATATCAAATAGTAATTATAATAAAGATATATATATATGTTCATCATTCAATAATTATTTTTATAATAATCAATATAAAATTACAAATAATATGTATAATTGGTTAATTAACTATAATTCATCTAATATAAATCAAATATATATATTTAATCAGACATTACAAAGTTTTTATAAATTAGATTATTATTTAGATATTTCAAATAATTTAGATTTATCAACTAATATTATATATTTTGTTCCAGATAGAAAAACTTTTATTCCATTATATAATGAAGACAATGTATTTAATATATTTAATAATAATAATGTTTCAATATTTACATATATGTTGAATCAAAAAGAATATATAATTAAAAATAATTTATTAAATGATATAAGTAATATTAATTTATATTCTAATTTAATTAAAGATAAAATAATTAATACTATTTTAGATGATTTAACAAATAATAATAATAGTTTAACAAATTATGATTCATCTAATTGTTGTTTTATAATTAATTCTGATTTATCTATTGATATTAGTTATAATAATGATATATCATTTAATTCATTTTATATACAAAATTCTAATATAATAAGTTATGCTGAAATATTAAATATGCGTAAAAGCATATTAGATATTAGTAGTGAATATAACTTGGTATATGATAATGAATTATATTATATTAAATATAATGATATAAATTATTTATTAACTATTAAATTAAATAATTTTAATGATATTATATTCAATTTAGATAATATTTTAGTAACGATTAGTATAGATAATATTATTTTTCCACGAACATTATATATTTTAAATGGAAAAATATATCGTATAAATATGATGGATTTTGAATATAAAATAAATAAATATGGTAATTTAGAATATAATTTTAATTATGATTTTTCTTATAATATTTTATCTACATCTATAAATAAATTTAATTATGATCTGAGTAAAAATATATTTGATTTTAATAAAAATGATATTTTAATTAATAAATTTAATATTCCTATAAATTATAATAATAATTATATAATAAATTATCAAGATTTGAGTAATTATTATTTAAATAATAATAATGATAAACAATTATGGGATAATATAAATTTATTAGTTTCAAATATAGATTATTATATAATATTACAAAAATTACCATATAATATAAAAAATGAATATATCATATTAAATAATAATTTATTAAATGTTATAATAAATCAAGATATTTCAAATTATACAATTTTAAAAGTTCAAGATATTAATAATTCATTAAATATTACAATGGATGATAATTTAATATTAAAATATGGAATTAAAAATATATTAGAATACGTAGGATTAAATAAATTAAATTATAAAAATGTATTTTATTATTGGGAAAATTTTATTAAATCTAAAAATACAATAATACAATATATAAAAAATAATACAAATTTTATTGATGAAATATTTATTACAAATGAATATATTACAAAAATATATAATTTATTACCTGATATACAAAATAAATATGATTTTTTATTTGAATTACCAGATGAATTATTTAAAAAAAAATATATTTTTAATGTTAATAATTTAACTAGTCCAGAAATTATAAATACAGATATACAAAATAAAAAAATAGAATATCAACATTATATTGAATATAAAAATAATACTCAAAATATTATAAATAGAGATGAAATACCAAAATGTTCATGGATATCTTTTATTGGTCATTATATTTTTAATAAAATATCTTTTAATATTGATGATAATATTATAGAAGAAATAGATGATCAAATAATACAAATATTTAATTTTATGAAATCAAATAATTCAAAAGATAAATGTTTAAATAAAATGATTGGAAATATACCAGAATTATATAATCCAAAACAAACTATTAATGAACATGTTATATATATACCTTTACCATTTTTTTATGAATCTCATGAAAAAGCCTTACCATTAATTTCTCTAATATATTCAAAATTAACAATTATATTAAAGTTAAAAAATATAAATGATTTAATTATTATACCAGAATTAAGTTATTTAAATAAAATAAATAAATTAAATATTAAATATTTAGCATCATATGTTTATTTAGATTATAATGAAAGAAAAAAATTTGCAGAACTTCGACATGAATATCTATTAGAAATTAAAAAAAATGTTAAATATTTTGTAAATACTAATATAAATTCACTTAAATTAGATATTAGAGAACCAGTTAAAGATATGATTTGGTTTTATCTTGATAATAATATAAAATATGAAAAAAATTATTGGAATTATACTGGTATTACATATAAAGAATATGATTATATTAATATAAATAATAATATTTATAATAAAGATGATGATGTTTTAAAATTTATACAAACATTATTAAAACCATATCAAAAATATTATAAATTTAATAATATCAATTTATCTGTTTTATCATCAAATGATTTAAATCAAATTAGATCATATATATATTATAGACAAAAAAATCCAAATCCAATAATATCGTCTGAATTGGTATTTAATGGTCATAAAAGATTTTCTATTGATGGATTCTTATCAGGATTAGTAACTAGTTTAAAATATTATAAAGATACATTACCTAGTGGAATAAATTTATATAATTTTTGTAGAGAACCAAAATTAAATACACATTCTGGAGCATTAAATTTTAAATTTGCATCAGATATTTATTTAAATTATAAAATAGATCCAAAAATAAATGTTAACGGTGAAATAAATTTAATAACTAGATCTCATAATGTATTGCGAATAGCTTCTGGAATTGGGTGTTTAAGTTGGTAATAAAATATAATAAAATAAAATATAATATAATAAAATATAATTGAATTAATTCAATTATTTAAAAATAGTTATATAAATATATGATATATTTATATAAATATCATGGGAAGTGGTATATTACAATTAAGTGCATATGGTAAACAAAATTTATTTTTAACTGAGAAACCTCAAATAACATTTTTTAAAGTTATATATAAAAGACATACTAATTTTGCATTAGAGTCTATTCCTCAATTTTTTAATATTAAACCTGATTTTGGCAATAGAGTGACTTGTACTATATCTAAAATTGGTGATCTTATTGGTAAAATATATTTATTTGTTAATTTACCCCCAATTGGTAAATTTATAGATATTCCGAATGAATCTGGTATTGGGAACTCAAATATTGCATGTTGTGCATGGACAAAAAATATTGGATTTCAATTAATTAAACAAGTTGAGTTAGAAATTGGAGGTATTATTATTGATAGACATTATTCAGATTGGTTAAATATTTATCATGATATAACAGTTGTTCATTCTAAACAAAAATCATTAAATAATATGATAGGTAATCTAGATTATTTAACAGATTTGACATCATCAAAACAATCATGTATATTATATATACCATTAATATTTTGGTTTAATAGATATCCTAATTTAGCATTACCATTAATTTCATTATATAATACAGATATTAAATTAAATATTGAATTTAATTCAATTATAAATTGTTTAATAATTGGACCAACACATTATATAATAATAGATGAATATATTTGTCTATTTAAAAGGGGCGATATTATATGTCAAAATGTAAATAGTATGATTTATTATATGAAATTTGTATATTATGATTATACAACACAAAAATTATATTATATTAAAATAACACCTGAAATTATAGATTCACAAAATATTATATATTCTGTAATAAATCCATCATATTATGTAACACCATCATCTGAAACAATTATTGAAAAATTATACTATAATTTAATAAAATATGCTCCTCAAATATTAAATTTAGGATTGGGTAATTCATATTTATATATTGATTATATTTTTTTAGATTCGGCAGAAAGATTAAGATTTGGTAAAAATAAACATGAATATTTAATAGATACTTTAACTTTTGATAATGATAAAATATTATATTATGCGAATAATAAAATTAAAATAAATTATGCTCTTCCATGTAAAGAAATTATTTTTAGATGTAATTATAATTATTTTAATAATTATATATTAGATATTTTTAATTACACTACCAATATATACGATGGCGAGGATATAATAAATACAGTATTAATTTTAATGAATGGACAACAAAGATTTAGTATTCAAGAAAATAATTATTTTAATCAAATACAACCATTTTTATATCATACAAAAAAATCATCAAAAGGAATAAATATATATTCTTTTTCAATTAATCCTGAAAAATTTCAACCAGCTGGTTATTGTAATTTTTCAAAAATAGATGATATTGAAATTAATATAAATATTGATAATAATGTTTCATATATTCGACCTGTTTATTTTAGAGTATATGGATTAATTTATAATATATTAAAAATATCAGATGGTATTTGCAGTACCCTTTTTTAAATATATTAATTAATATTAATTAATATTAATTATATTATTATTATTAGAAATTTGTTGTGTTTCAATTAATATAGGTAATTTTCCTAAAAATATATCTAAATTTAAAAACTTTTTTTTAATGTCATCATTATAATTAATATATTCTAACATATGATTTAAAGATATCGGTTCTAAAAAATCATTATTATATTTATATATATTTTTAAATTTAGTAAATTTATTATTGTCTAATTTTATTAAATATGTTTTTATTATATCAAATATATCTATTATTTTTTTATATATATCATCATATAATTTAATTAAATTATATATTTTATTATATAACTTATTCTCAATTTTCTTATTATGATTTCTAAACCCAAATTGTATGCTATTAAATCCTGATAATAATGCATTTGAATTAAGATAATCTCTTTGACCAGAATTACCAGAACCAATCATATTTTTTTTTCTATAAAATATATCATTATCAGAACTATTAAAAATATTATCATTATTATCATTAATATTTTTTACAAATATGTGTAAAATATTTTTAATGTTATTATTATTTTTTAAATAATCTTTATATTTTTTATTATATTTTAACCATTCATCTACTGAAATTAATTTATTATTATTTGTTTTCCAATTTAATTTTTGTAATAAATTAAATTGAATTTTTGGTTCAGTATTTATTAGAATTTCATTTATATTTGTATTTTCAATATTTTTTTGTAAAATATTTAATAAGGTTATTGCTGTTTTTCCTAATATATTATAAAAATCTTCATTCTGAAATATTTCTCTAAATTTATTTTGAATATTTATAATAGAATTTTTGACAGATGAAATTAATTTCATTCCATTATTATTTTCTTCTAATATTGTTACACAATTATTATCTAAAGAATATAAATATTTTTTTTGTATATTTTTATTTTCTATAATATAACTTATTAAAAAAGCAATATGAATTGGTTTATTTTCTATTGTAATAATATCATTTATAATTTGATCATTAAAATTATATGAAATTATATTAGAATTAATTGTCATAGTTAATTCATTGGTTTCACTAATATTTAATATAGTATAAATATTATTAATATCATTTGTACAAATTATTAAGCCGGATTTTTTATCAAAAGTAAAATATTTTATAATATTTTGTAATATTAATTTTTGTGTTTTAAATTTATTAAAATCAATTTCTTTTTCTGTTAATATAATAGAATCTGATTTAATTTTATTTAAAATAATATTATTTATATGTGATAATATATCATCATATTTAAAATTATCATATAACATTTCATTAATCATTATATAATATAATATAATATTATATAATTTATAATAATGATAAATTTATATCATTATAAATTTTTGCTAATTTTTTAATTTTATTAATATATTCATTATATATAATATTATATTTATCAATTAAATTATTTTTATGATTTTTAATAATGTTAAATTCATATATATCATATAAATTAACTAATTTAGATATATATATTTCTAATATATTTAATTTATTTTTAATATTTTTTATTTCTTTAATATTAATATTAATTTCAATATCTTTATTAATTGATATTTTTTTATTAATATTTTTTAATTTTTCGACCAAGTCATCATATGTACCACCATTTTGAATTCTTTTTCTTTTATGTTTAATTATATCAGAATTAATTTCTTGTATTTTATTTATTCCAATTATTGGTATTTTTTTTAATTTTATATTATTAATAATCATTTTATCTAAGATATTTCTTTTTTTATGTTTAATAATTATTTCATTATTATTTTTTTGTGTATTATTTGTTTCTATTTTTGGATTTTCTATTAATTTTGTATTATTATTAATATTAATTATCATTTTATCTAATGTATTTTTTATTAGATTATTTTGACTAAAAAAATTTATATATAAATTTTTTTGTTCTATTAATTGTTCTAACCATTCATCAACTGTTATTAATTCATTTATATTATCATCATTAATTTTAAATTTCCAATCTAAATTTTTTATAATTTCATATTGAATTGATGGATTTGCATTTAATAAATTTGAAATAATATTATCTTTAGATATTATTTGTTCTTTTAAATTAATAATCATTGATATAGCACTTTTACCTAAAATAGAATAAAAATGTTTAGAACATTCTTGTGTATCAGGAGAACTTTTAAATAATTCATAACATGTATTTTTTATATGATTACTATCTAAATTATTTATTGCTAATGTTATATTTGATACTAAATTATTGTTATCATCTTTTTTATATAAAATTAGATTATTATTATTATCATAACTATACATAAATTTTTGTTTAGGAGATATATTAACATTTGTGTTTAATAAATTATTATTAATTAAATATATAATAATAAATACTAGATGAATTGGTTTTTTTTCAATATATGAAATATTATCATCAGAATTATCAAATTTAATATTATTTATATCAAAATAAATATTACTATCTTGTTCTGTTACCATATATATTTCATTTATTCCTAATATTTTATTTTCATTTAAAAATGTTACTATAGATTTAAATTTATTTTTACCATTAAATTCTAATTTTCCACTAAATTCATTAAATATATAATTATCTTTGATTTGATTCATGATATTAATATTTTTATTAAAATAATTTTTTATGTCCATTATAGTTTCTAATTTTAATTGTTCTATTTTATCAGATTTTTTTATTAATTTTTTTATTTTTTTTGGTATATCAGGTATTCTAGATTTATTTAAAAATTTTAATATATCTTTTTTATATATATCTATTAATGTAATTACAGAAGCAAAAATAACACTTTTATATATTTCAACAGATCCTGTCATAAAATTAAATAATAGCATTATAGAACCTAAAAAAATTAAAAATATTTGTATTATTTTTTTAAATGACTCCCAATTATAAATATTATTGTTTTCTATTTCATCTTCTGGTAAAAGTGATAATACACCAGAAGATAAATTATTGTTTTCTGGTATATTATCACTTCCGCCAAATAAATTTTTTTTACTTGATATGAAATACATATATACAATTATAAATATTATCGGAATAATTAATACTTTTAAAATAGATATATTTGAAATATTATTAATATAATATAAACAAAATGTTAATGCAAGTATTAATAAACTTGATATTATATTTTTTGTCTCTATTGAAATTTCAATATTAATTATTTTAAAAAATTCTGTTAAAAATGTGTCAATATATGGTTTAATTAAATCTGAAATAAAACTAATTGGATTTAAAAATATTTTTAAACCTGGTATTAAAAAATCAAATATTATTTTTAAATAATTTACTGGTTCATTATTAATTATTTGTGTACTTTGTGTACTTTCTGTACTATCATTAGTATTTATAGGATTAATATAATTTTGAAATATATCAATAAAAAAACTTCCACCATTTAATATTTTTGTTTCAATAATCTTTTTATAATTATAAAAATTCTTTTTATATTTGTCATTATTTTTAATATATGGTTTAAGGATTATTAACAACCCATCCATTATATATTTTTTATTATGAATATTTAAATATAACCAAAATATCGGATTTTGTAATAATTTTATTGAATCATTAACATTAAATTCTTTAATATTTCCATTATCATCTTTAAATAAATTATGAATATTTTTAATATCATAATTAATAAGATATTCATAATTTTCATCAGTTTTATCAAAATTATATTCAATATTATTAATTATATCATTAAAAATAATATTACCACCTTTTAAAATATTATTATTATCATCTAATTTAATTATATTAGAATTATATATAATTTTTTTAAAAATATTATTCTGAATATATTTTATAATATCACTGTATAATATATTATTCATATAATAGTATATAATATAATATTATATTAAATTTTTAAAAAACATATATTTTAGTTTAGCTAAAATATTTTTGTAAATAAACTAAAAAATGAATTAAATTATAGTTATATAAAATGTTTTATAGATAAAATATGTTTTAGTTATATATATATATCTATTAAAATAAAATATGTAATATAAATAGTTCTAATAATAGATATTAAATAATAAATTGTAATATTTATTATTTTAATAAATTATTTAAATTATTATATAAATAAATTATTATAATAATTTATTTAAATTCATTTTTTATATCGCATATATATATATATATGAATACTTTAATTGAATATAATAATGTTAGAGATTATATAGAAAAAGATATAATTAATATTTATATAAAATATAATTCAACTATAAATGTTACACAAAGTGGTGGTGGTGAAAGTGTTAATAATTCTAGTTTTATTAATATTTTGAGCGGTATAAATTTAAATATTACATTCAATGAAATAGATATTAATGATAATAAATATAATGATGATATAAAAGTTATTAAAGATATGACAGATTATAGTGTCCAAAATATTATAAAAAAATGTTTAGATCAAAAAATTGATATTGATAAATTAAAATCAAATCCAGTATATTTTTTATTATTAGATAAAATTTCAGCATATACGATATCAGAACAACTTGCAGGATGTTTTACAAAAAATAAATATTATATGGATAGTTATACTAAATATAAAAGTAATCATGATAAATCATTTACTATTACTAAAGACAATTATCATTTTGCAAATTTAATGTGTAAAATTATAGACCAAATTCCAGAAAGGTTTAATACACAGATAAATAATTTTATATCCACATCTATTTTAAAAAAAGATAATAATACTAATACCAATAGTAATACTAATACTAATAGTCTACAAATCATTTTGATCACTATTAGTACTTTTATTTTAATATTTTTAATATTTATTATTTGGTCAAAATTAAATACATCAACTATAGAATATATATTAAAAGGTGGTGAAAAAGCTAAAAAAGCTAAAAAAGCTAAAACATCTAAAACATCTAAAACATCTAAAAAAACTAAAACTCTATCTGATAATTCCAAAAAAACTAAAACTCTATCTGATAATTCCAAAAAAACTAAAAAAACTAAAACTCTATCTGATAATTCCAAAAAAACTAAAAAAACTGATAATTTAATATATAAAATTATTATTCCAATTTTTTTATTTATATCATTAATTATAATATTATTTATGATATTTAAAAATGATGATATATCGTATTATATCAATAAATATATTAATCATATAAATAATGAATATTATTTAAAATTATCAATATTTCAAGAACAACTTGTAAAATTAAAAGATATGTTAACAAAACAAAATTATACAAATAAAGAAAATAAAATAATTGATAATTTAAAAAAATGGGATACAATGGATAAACAATTAGAATCTAAACAACAATTAGTTGGAGGTAGTAATCCTTATATTGAAAATACAACAAATACAACAAATATTGAAAATACAACAAATATTGATCAAATTTCTTTTGAAAACATTCAAAATCAAGTAATTGAAGCAATAAAATATTTTGTATCAATAATTTATACAGAGCAAACTGGTTATAATTTTATGAATATTGGTTATGGTGCAATAGGAATAATTATTGGTGGAGTATTTATATATTATTTGAGAACAATTGGAACATATGTAAAAACTAAATTTATGAATATGCTTAATGGATTTAGAGGAGGAAAAATAAATAATGAAAATATACAATTAGATATACTTGATGAAACAGATGATGACGATGATAGTGATGACGATGAAGATGAAGATGAAGATGACAGTGATGATGATGATAATAGTTATAGTGATGAAGAATTAAATAATATATCTATGCAAACAAAGAATAATTTAAATATATTATCTAAATTTTATTTTGATGAAAATACAGGATTAATTAAATATGATAGTGATAATATCGAATTTAATCAAATAATTACAATAATTTCCGATTATAATGTGTATGATATTTCTAATATTTTTATGATAACTAATAATAAAAAAGAAATTAATTTTAAAATTAATGATGAATTAATCCCATCTAATAAATTTCATGTTTCATATATTGAGGGTAAACCTATTCATATGTCTTTAATTATTAGTTATTTATTTAAAAATAAAATTTATGATATTGATTTAAATTTAGCAAATGATTATAAATTTAATTTTGATGACAATGGGAATGTTTTATTATTTTCTAAAGAAAATGAACATCAACTTGCTCCTAGTATAACGGCTGCTATTAAATATTCTACAAGTATAAATGATAATGAATATTTAAAAAAATCATGTAAACAGATTTTTGGCATAGATAAAATTAATAATACATGTAGTCGTCATTTCTATTCTATATTAGGTAAAAGTGCAATTTCTATGATTTACAATTTAGGTGAAGAAATTAAAAATAATGATGATATTATTAAAATCTTAATCAATGCAAATCCTGGAATACAATATGAAATTTTAAAAAATTTAAATTGGAAAATAATGGAAGTTAATAAACAAAAAATAATGGTTGATGTTGATACATGGTTATCATATTTATCACCACAAGAACAAAAATTATATGATGAGTATTTTTCAAGTTTTAAAAAAATAAAAGATTTATTAAATAATTTAGTAATTAAAATTAATTCAAATACTAAATTATTAGAAAAAAAATATGAAAAAAAATTTATTGCTCCTGAACCAAAAAAAAAATTAAGAATAAATCCAGATATTAAAAGAAAATTACAGGAAGCAAATTTAAATACAAATATAAATTTAAATTTACCTTTATCATTTGGAATTAATGGTGCTAACTTTTATGCACTTAAAAATCAAAATTTAACTGGTGGAGGAACTCCTAATTATTATGATAAATTAGATATATTAAAACAACAATTAAATGGAATAAATCAAGTATTATCTGTTGAAACAGATCAAAAATTAAAAAATAGAATAAAAAAAGTAGAAGAATTAGATAAATTAATTAATGAAGATTATAATAAAATTTATGAATATACAAAATTAATTAATAATAATAAAATACCAATAATTAATGGTCAAGAAATAACATTATCTCATGTAAATAATTTAATAAAAGATTATAATGATAAAAATCAAAAACAGTTAAAAAAAGCAATGTCTATTTCAACTACTTTTGGTAAAATAAATTTCTTATTAGAAGAACATAATATACAATATAATACACAATCTAATAAAAAATTAAATAATGTATATGATTTATAAAAATATAAACTAAAATAAATTATTATTTATAATAAAATAATAATTTATATTAATTTGTTATTATTTATTTTTTAAATTTATTGTTTTATAAAAATTAAAATAATCAAATTCTAGTGATGTTTGTGGTAAATATTTATATGAATTTATTATTCTTTTTTTTTTTCTAGGTTGTTGAATAATTGAATTAACAGTTTCCTCATATTTTGCTTCTAAAATTCCTGGATTATTATTAATACGTTCCACAATTTTTTCTAATAAATTTGTAACTTGAGGATTAGTATTTAAATAAATACTATATAAATTTCTTTCATATTCTGATAATTTTGTTAACCATGTTTTTACATTAACCATTTCTTTCTTTTTATTTTTATTTATTTTTAATTTCCAATTTAAATTCTTTAATATTTCATATAAAATTCCCGGATTCGCTTTTAATATATTATTAAAAATATCTTTTTTTGAATTAATTTGTGTTCCTATATTTGTAATCATTGAAATTGCACTTTTACCTAAAATAGAATAAAAATGCATACTACAAACTGGATCATTTGGATTGTCAATTTTAAAAATTTCTTGACATGTTTTTATTAATATATTATTATTACTCAAATTAGATGTATTATATTGAGCTTCATATATATTTGGATTTAATATTGTTCTTGTTTTATTATTTGCAACACTCATTACTTTAATAATATTATTTGCATCTAAACTATATAAATAATTATTTTTTTCAATATTTTTATTTTTTATTATTTTATTTACAAATAAATAAGCCATAACAAGAGCTAAATGAACTGGATGACCTTGAATATATGATATTGCATCTATTGACATTATCATTCCATTAATATCATATTTGATATTATTATTAGTACCATCAGTAATCATATATATATGTGAAATACCATAAATATCAGAATCACAAATAGATGTTATAATATTTTTAAATTTATTATTATTTCCATTTCCATTAAATGTTATACATCCTGTTTCAACATTAAAGTTAAAAAGTGTTTTATAAATATTTTTTATTTTATCAGAATATTTAATTAATTCTTCTTTATTTTCTTTATATACATCTTCTAATATATCTTCTAATTCATCTTGTATTTTTTCTTCATTCTTTTTTATTAATGTTTCATTACTATAACCTGCCATTTGCATAACTATTTTATTAGCTGTTTGCATTATAACTGGTAAATATTTTACAGCTAAATAACTACCTAATAAAAGTGCAATTAATTGAAATAATCTTTTTAATAATAATGGTAATCCATTAAATACTCCAAAAATTTTGTCAATCCATCCAGTTGAAAACCAAGAGTTTAAATAACTAGGTATACCAGAAAATCCATCTAATAAACTTAAGGTTGTTTTATTATTTGCAAATATTTCACTAGTTAGATTATCAGCTAGATTAGTTATTGGTTTTGTATTTATAGCTTTTAAAAATTCAAAAATTTTATCTTTATTATTATTAATATAATAACTCATATTTTCAGAATCATTAATTTCTGTTTTTAAATGTTCATTAATTAATTCAAAAATTTTATTTTTATCTGAGTTAATAATTAATTGTTGATTTTGTTCTTGCATAAATATTGCTTGTAAGAATAAACCTAATTTTACTTTATTTTCTATAATTTGTTCATTATTATAAAAAAGTGTTTTTAAAGAATTTATAGATTTTTGAATTAAAGATCCACCTTTTTGTCCTGAATTAAAAATAAAATCATATGTTAAATCTGGCAAATTTTTAATTGCATTAATAAAACTTTTATTATCACTAATAATTATTTTTTTTTGATTAATAAAATTATTATAAAATCCTGAAATAATATTTGCACATTTTTGACCTAAAAAAATTATTAAAATACCTCCAACAATCATACGAATTAATTTAAATAGTATTGATTCAAATTTTATTTTTTCGGTGTTTATAATTGGTATAACTAGATCTATAATACCAATTATTATAGCTATTATAAAAATAGTTATTATTATATTTCCAATAATTCCAGTTAAATTATAATTTTGACCAATATAATTATATATCCCTGTTAAAAATATTGTAAATTTTTCCCATGATGTAAATAAATATGTAAAAAGTGGCTTGAAAAAATTTTCAGAACAAAAATCAAGAAAATTTAAAATTATAAATGGTATTCCACATAAATTTTCTACTGTTTTTGAAAATACTTCTGATCTATAACTACCACCAATAATTTCAGAATCTTGATTATCTTGATTATCTTGATTATATTGTTCAAGTTCTATAATTTCATTTATAGAAGATGATGAATTTTGTGGTGGTGGTGGTGGTGGTGGTGCTTTATTTATTCTATATGAAATAGATTTTTGTTGTGATGATAGTGGTGGTGATGATGGTGGTGGTGGTGGTGGTGGTGATCTAATTTTTTGTGGTTTTGAATTTTCAAATATTTTATTTATATTATCTTTAATAGTATCTTTAATATGTATATTTTTTATAAATTCTTCCATTTCTATTATAGTATATGTTGTTTTTTTTGATTCTGTAAGGCTATCACATAATTCTGTTATATAATTTTTATATTTATTAATATCAATATCAATATCAATATTTTTATTTTTTAATATATAATTATTATCATAATTCATATTGTTTGTACAATAAGTTTTAAGATCATTAACTTTATCTTGAAATTCTGGTGTAAAATTTGGTAATGATGGTGGAAGTGGCGATGATGGTGGTGATGGTGGTGGTGGTGGTGATAGTTGTTGTAATAATAGTAAAGGTGGTGTTGATGGTAATGGTGGTGGTGGTGGTGGTTGAATTGGTTCTTGTGGTTTTTGATGCAATAAATTATAATAGTGTTGTATGGGTTTACTATATTTTGTATCTATATCTTGTTCTATATCTATATTTTGTTCTTTTAACCATATTTTAAATGTATTAAAATAATGATTTATATCTGTATATTCAAATTGATTATTTAAATTGAAGTTATTTAGATATGAAGATATTAAAAGATTCTTTTGATTTTCATCATTATCGGGTTTTATATAATCCTTATAAAATTCTATTATTTCACTGTTATTTGTATAATAAAAATTAAAATCACTATTAATATTTTTTTTTTTATTTATTTTATACCATTTTTTAAATTTATTCATAAAATCTGTATTATCATTAAAATTCGTATTTTGTGTTATAAATTCATTTAGAAATGTTCGTAGCGTGTCTGTATCTATTTGTTTAATTTCATCCATACCTCCTATTAATTGTTCCATACTTTTAATCTCATCATATCGTTTCTTAAATTCATAAAAATGTTCTCTAATTTTTTTTATATTATGATCTTCATCTGATTTGTTTTCTATACTATCAATTACTTCTACTATTTTTTCTATTTCTTTAGTTTCTATAATTTTTTTTTTACTAACAAACCCTATTAATGAATTAATTAAATTTCCACCCATCATTTTATCTATAATAAATATAAATAATGGACAAAATATCATATTTTGTGGAAATTGTGTAAAATTATCAATATTTTCGTCATCATATAAATATATTTTACACATTACAAAAAATGCAATAAGACTAAATATAGAAAGTAATGAACTAAACTGTAAATTTGATATTTTAAAAAAATTATATATTCTTTCAAATGTAGTAGTAGGAGTATTTTCTGTTTTATTAAAAAAATTAATCTTATTAAAATACTCTCTTAATTGATTAATTATTGAATCAAAAGATATTTTATTTGTTATTGAATTAAATCCACTTTTAACAGAACTAGAAATTTTAGAACCAATATTTTTAAAAGTATTTAAAACAAATGTACCTCCATCAAGTTCATTCTCAATAATAGAATTATTAATTAATCTAGTATTTAATATATCATTTTCTATAAAATAAACAATTTTTTCGTATTCAATATTTTCACTCATAAATATAATATAATGATATAAAAATTTTAGAAACTATTATGATAAAATATATTAATATTATATAAATATATTATATAATATTATATTATATGGTTGAATATAATATAATAATAAATTTTATAGAAAATGATATATTAAATACTAGATTAATTAATAATTCATTAATTGATAAAGAAAAAACCGGAGGTTCGACAAAAAAAATAACATTATTAGATAAAATAATTAGCTATTTAAATATATTTGGTCTTAAAATGAATACAGATATTAAATATAATTTATCAATAACTAATTTATTACCATTTTGTAGTATATTTGTAGTTATTTTATGTGTTATGAAATATTTTGAAATTTTTGATGATAGTTGGTCATGGATAATTGAAATATTTTCAAATATGGCATTACCTATGACTAAATATCATAAAAAATTATCTGGTGGAGCATTATCTGGTGAAGCATTATCTGGTGGAGCATTATCTGGTGAAGCATTATCTGGTGGAACATTATCTGGTGGAGCATTATCTGGTGGAGCATTATCTGGTGAAGCATTATCTGGTGGAGCATTATCTGGTGAAGCATTATCTGGTGGAGCATTATCTGGTGAAGCATTATCTGGTGGAACATTATCTGGTGGAGCATTATCTTGGATTTTTAAAAATACATTATGGAAAAATATTAAATTTTTATTTGATAATAAATTATTAGAAAACATAACAAAATTAATTAATACATATTTAATACCCAGTCTTAGTTTTGTAAATAAACAAATTAATAACTTTTATATTTTTATAAAAAGTATTTTACCAACATTAAATAATGCTATATTTTATATTATAATGTTAGCTTTTGTATTATTATTATTATTAATTTTTTATCATTATTTGAATAATACTTTTATTTCAAATATATTTACAATAAAAAATATTATTGTTAAAACAACATCATGGATATATTCTTTAATATCTCCTACATTTAAAGATGATGGCAATTTATATAATCAATATTTTGAATTTGCTAAATATATTTTACAATTAATTAGTTCTTGTTTAGTATATTTAGCATCTAAAGCTATTGGTGCTATGGGTAATATAATGTCCGGAGGAACTAATACTATTATAAATAGATTTTATGAATCAATAAAATCTTATATGAATTCAATAAAAGATTTTATTAATAGTTATATTATATCATCATCAATAATATTCTATAGTGTAGATGACGGTAATAATGATAATGATAATGATAATGATAATGATAATGATAATGATAATGATAATGATAATGATAATGATAATAATAAAGATATAGTTGAAAAAAAAGTAAAAGATAATTCTAAATTATTACATAATAAATTAATATCTTTAACAGAGAATGCTGATTTGATGAGAAAAAAATATTTATATAAATATTCATTTAATAAAAAAACAGGATTAATAGAATATAAAACAAATAATAATAATAATTTTAATAATATTATAACATCAATATCTCATAATGATTTATTTAATTTTAAAGAAATTTATATGATAACAGAAAATAATGGACAAATTAAATTTGATATTAATAATATAATAATTAATAATAATGAACAAAATATTTCATATATTGATAATAAACCTATACATTATGTATTAATTATGGTATATTTAATTAGTAAAAAAAATAAAACTTTAATATATCCTGAATTATCTGATGATAAAAAATATGATGAAACATGTAGAGAAATATTTGGTCCAAATTATAATACTGATATTTGTGCAAAATATTTTTATTCAGTAATAGGTAAAAATTATATTAGTGTAATTAAAAATTTTAAAGAAAATAATTATATTATAGAATCACCAAAAACATTATATATGATTTTAAAAAATTTAAATTGGAAAAAAAATAAGGATAAAATTATATCAGTTGATAAATGGTTAGAATTATTAAATAATGATAAATTAAGATTATATCTACAAAAAAATAATAATTTATATATTTTTTTAACTAATATTGTAAATAAATTAAATACAATTAAATATAATTATGAATAAAAAATAATTTATTAAAATTATTTTTTATTTAAATAAATTAAGATTATATCTACAAAAAAATAATAATTTATATATTTTTTTAACTAATATTGTAAATAAATTAAATACAATTAAATATAATTATGAATAAAAAATAATTTATTAAAATTATTTTTTATTTAAATATAATAATAATTTACATGTTAAAATAAGTTTCTTGGTTAGTAACTGGTGGATTTAGATTTGCTTCTTCTATCATCATCTTAATTTTTCCAAAAGCAGTGGATACTGAAATTACTTTTTTAAGCATTGTTTCATTTTCTCTTGTATATTGTACAATTAAATCTTCAATATCTTCCATTGAAATTGTTCTACCTTCTAATACTGATACTTTATTATTTTTTATAACATTTGTGTATTCATTTATTTTATTTATTATCGTATCTAATTCAGATGATAATTTATTAATACTTTCAATTTTATGTAATATTTTATTATTTGTAACTGTTGATATTTTTTGATTTATTTTAGCTAATTGATTTGTCATCATATTATATTTTTCTTCTAAATTATTTATTTTTTTAGATCCTCCATTTAAAGTAAAAGGATTTATAGTTTGATAAAAATTAAAACCATTAAATCCTAATGGTGTTTGTGGTAAATATAATTGTGAATTTTCCATAGTATGTTGCATTGCATTTTTAAATGAATTCATTATTCTCTTTTTTTTTCTAGGTTGTTGAACAGTTGATTGAACTGTTTCTTCATATTTTACTTCAAGAATTCCTGGATCATTATTAATACGTTCAACTATTTTTTCTAATAAATTTTTAACTTGGGGATTTTGATCTAAATAAAAACTATATGAATTTCTTTCATTTTCTTTTAATCTACTTAACCATGTATTTACATTAACCATTTCTTTCTTTTGATTTTTATTTATTTTTAATTTCCAATTTAAATTTTTTAATATTTCATATAAAATTCCTGGATTTGCTTTTAATATAGTATTAAAAATTTCTGCCTTTGAATTTATTTGTGTTCCTATATTAGTAATCATCGAAATCGCACTCTTACCTAATATAGAATAAAAATGCATACTACAAACAGGATCTTTTGGATTATCAATATTAAAAATTTCTTGACATGTTTTTATTAATATTTTATTATCACTTAAATCATCAGATGTATTATATATAGCTTCATATATATTTGGATTTGTTATTGTTCTTGTATTATTATTATCATTATTTTCAACACTCATCACTTTAATCATATTATTTTCATCTAAACTATATAAATATTTATTATTTTCTAAATGTTTATTTCCCATTACTTTATTTGCAAATAGATAAGCCATGACTAGAGCTAAATGAACTGGATGACCTTCAATATATGATATTGAATCTCCAGACATTAATGTTGCATTAATATCATATTTAATACTATTATCAGTACCGTCTGTAATCATATATATATGAGAAATACCATAAATATCAGAATCACATATAGATGTTATAATATTTTTAAACTTATTATTATTTCCATTAAATGTTATACATCCAGTTTCAATATTAAAACTAAATAACATTTTATAAGTATTTCTCATTTTCTCAGAATTTTTAATTAATTCTTCTTTACTTTTTTTAAATGCATCTTCCATTGCTTCTTCTATTTGATCTTCTAATTGATCTTCTAATTTTTCCATTTCATCATCATCAGTATCTTTAGAATATCCAAACATTCTGTTTACAATTAATTGAGTCATACTGTATAAAAGATAAGCTCCGGTTCCAATAAGTAAAAAAGTTAAAATTCCTGCTATTATTGAAGCACCTGTAGAACCTATAAAAGGTTCTATGAAATTTTTTATTATTCCAAACATACTAGAAATATAAGTTACATTTAAAATTGTTGTAACAATTCCTGGTACAAATCCTATTATGGACGTAGTATTTGTTGCACTTTCTATTCCTATTTTTGTACTCGTTTTTTGCGCCTCATTCATTTTCGTTATTTCACTATGCCCTTTTATAATCATTTCATTAAACATTTTATAATTCGTACTTTCTCCTAACTTTTGTATAATTTTATTTATTATCTCCTTTGTCTTGTTAGTATTTGGTACTGGTGATGAATAACCATATAAATTAATATTTGGTTGTTCCAATTTTTTTTTTAATTCTTCGATTATCCTGTTAATAAGAATCGGGTCATTATTATTATTAAAAGTATAAGTAGAACCACTAGAAGTACCAGAAGCACTAGAACTACTGTTTAATATTAGATTAAATTCAGTATAATTTTCATCTATTATTTTTTTTATGAGATAAATTGAAAAATTTTCTTCATTTAACCAACTAGGACCAGCAATATTACTTGCTACATTATTAGTCCAATTAAAAAACCCCATACCTCCTGCTTGAATAGGGGTATTTTTAAGTTCTAAACATTTTTTGGCATAATCATAATATTCTCTACTAGTTTTTGTAATATTATCTTCAATTTTATTAAGATTAGATGAAAAATATGTTGAAATTTTTCTTCCGATAAATATTAATACTAAAGATAGCAAAATTATCACTCCAAATGTTCTTACATTACCTATAAAATCTTCATTATTTGCAATACTATTAATTGAACTAATCATTATATTAATTACACCATATAAAAGAGCTACGATGACAATTGTTGTAATCATTTTACCAAATATTCCATTTATATTTACAAAGTTATTAATAGTATCAAAAGATGTCGCGATAAAATTATAAAAATTCTGCATACCTTTAAATAAACTAGCAAATTTTCCTTTAAAATATTCTATAATACTATAAAAAAATGATCGTCTATCATCAGTAGTACTTAGATTTGCAGTTATCATACCTCCTCCTAAATTTGTTTTATCTGTTGTTTTTTCATTATCAATATTACATTTTAACAAATTTTTTAATATGTCATCTAGTTTAGTACCAAATATATCAATATTTTCTTCATTTTCTTCATTATTTATAACATATTGTGATATTTTAATATTTTTTTCATCAATTATTTTATTTATTACTTCGATTAAAATGTTTTTAAATTGTATGTTGGTTATTACTTTTTCCTTAAATTTTAAATTTTTTTGTCCAAGCACAACTATTATATTTTCAATAGTTTGAATTATGACATCAAGTTGCTCTCGTACCTTTGGATCTACTTCTCCTTCTACTTCTCCTTCTACTTTATTTGATCTTTGTTCTGTTTCTCCTTCTAATCCTTCTACTTCTCCTACTCCTACTCTTTCTACTTTTTTTGATCCTTGTTCTGCTACTACTGTTCTATCATTTTGATCTAATGATAGATTTTTACTTACGGATTGACCTGATACAATTGTGTTAACTTGATCACCATCTTCAGTTTGCATACCTCCAGTCATTTGTCTTAATTTTTTGCAACTTTCTACGAATTTGTTAAGATACATATAAAAATATGTGTTATTATTTTCTTTCTGCATATCATCAAGACTTTGTTTTATATTTTTATATCTATCATTACCTATTATGTCTTTAAAAGCTTCCAAACAGCTATTAGATAACGTACCACTAAATAAATAATCTATCCACATCCAAAGCTTAACATTGAAAATTATGTTTTCAATGATGAAATCAAAACCAGAAGATACTGGTTTTAAAATATAGTGTGTTAATATAGTCATAATAATTTGCCATATACTATTACTCTCTACCACTTCGTCATCTTCTTCAGTTTTTGGTAGTATTTCAAATTTTTCATCATTAGCTTTAAATGCATCACTAAAATATTTTTTTGCAAATTCTATTCCTTTCTCACTGACGTTTCTACTTCCTTCATCAAATTTTTCTTTCCCCCATTTCCAACCTTTTACTACATTTTCTTTAAAATATGTTAACGTTCCCCCCCCCATATCATCATTTTCTTCATTTTCATTACCATCTACTATTTCTTCGTTATCTTCAATCATAGAATTATTAATTAATCTAGTATTTAATATATCATTTTCGATGAAATAAACAATTTTTTCATATTCAATATTTTCACTCATAAATATATAATATAATAATAGAAAAAAAATTTAGAAACTAAATTTTTTTACTGTTTTTATAAAATTTAAAAACTATAAATTTTAAAAACTATAATTTTTTAGAATTCTATAAAATTATTTTATTTATTTTTTTTACTATATTAAATATTTCTTCTTTATGATCAATTAAATTATCTATCATTTTATCATACACTCTATCTAAACCATAATATGCTCCATATAAATATCCAGCTATAATACCAGTTGTATCTGAATCTCCAACATGTAACATCGAATAATATACTATTTTTTCCCAACAACCATCTGAATCCATTAAACAATCATATGCAATAATAACAGAATCATCACCACCAGCTCCAGGATATATATCTTTTTTTCTTGCTGAAAATTTATTATAATATATTGATCTTTGATTTGGATATTTCATAATCATACTTTTTTTATAAGTATATTCATAATCATCAAATTTATCTTCAATATAATCTTTCCATTTATTTATAAATATCTTTTTATCTCTCTGATAAAATGCAAATGTACTTTCTCTATTTTTTTTTATATAATTATCTATAATATCAGATTCTAATATATCTAACATATCAAAACACCATCTATTTGGATTTATATCTCTCATAGCATATGATGTAAATAATGCTACTACAACTGAACCTAAAAATGCTATTGCATTTGGATGTGTTAATGATACTGATTCAATACAACTTTCAATTAACTTTAATTTATCTTCTTCTTTATAAAATATTGTTCCAAATATCATAGATCTCATTGTACCTCCAGATCCACCGGCTTTCTCATCATAATTAAATGTTTTATAATCATCTCCTGATTTTAATTTTTTTAAATAATTTATTGTTGTTAAACCACCTTTATATAATCTCTCAAATTTATCTAATTCATTTTTATCTTTAATTAAACTAATATATTCTAATCTAATATAATTTATTAATGTATCAATATTTTGCATTTTATCTTCATTAAACCATTTAATAATTGCTTTTGAATTTGCAAATAACATTATAGAATCATCTGAAACAGTCCATTCAGGTTTTGGATGTCCATTACATCCCCCATTAGAAATAAAATTAAATATTAATTCATTAGAATATTCAGCTCCAATTTGAACAAATTTATCGCCATAATTATCTTGAGAGAATCTATTAGAATTATTAAATTCATTTAAACCGTTAGCAAAACCAATAACATCACCAATTACGCCTAATAAAAAACTTGCTAAAATTTTTTTCTTAATATTTTCCATTATATTTAATTAATATAGGAGAAGAATATTTATTTTATAGATTTAATAATAAAAATAAATATATTTTAAAAAATTATTTTATTTTGAACTATATGCAGCTGCTCTAGGTTTACCATATGTCTTTGGTACATATGATAAAACTATTGCCGGATATGTTTGACCTCTGGGAGGAATACATTGTGTTGGAACTCCATCTTGGTGTTTTAATTGTATTTGTTTACCATCTGAACCTGTAATAGTTGGACATTTATTATAACATAATCCATTTATAGAATCTCTATTACCAGTACACTCAGGTTTAATCATTTTTTTACCATAAGATTTTGGAACATATGTATTATTACATGATGCAACACCATCAAAAGCATAACCTTCGGGACATCCTTTAATAGCTGGCATATAACTATTACCTTTTTTAGGCATACAACCTGTAACTGCAGCAGGATTATTAATATAACATTGATCAAATTTTTGATCACATTTTACATAACATCCTGAATCAATTAATTCTCTATTATCTTTACAACCAGCTGCTTTTGATTTCTTACTATGAATAGTTGGGGTTGCTGTTTTTGTTATATAACTTAAACCTCTTGGTCCCTGACATTGTGTTGGAGCTCCTGGAACTCGTGTTGTTCCTTCTGGACATGTACGATAACACATACCACTTACTAATTCATAACCATCATCACATCTAGGACGTGCTGGTTTTGTACTGTTAGGATCAATTGTTTTTGTTAACGGTTTTCTATTTTGACATGTTCCAATACCTGTTGAATAATAACCATCTGGACAATTAGAATAACATCCACTAGATTCAAGACTAAAACCATTAGGACATCGTAAAGGAGCATTCCCACTTTTAATACCTGGAATACAATCACCCCCTATACATGATTCATATGATCCACAATCACCACCTGTTCCAGGCATACAATCTCCACCAACACATATTCCCCATGCACATGATCGTTTAGATTTATATGAACAACTACATGCTTTACCTATTTGTGAACACGTTCTTTTAGATTTAGATGCACATGAATCTATATATGTACATTTTCCATTTGCTGTATATGCTTCTCCAGGCTTTCCATCACAATCACTCCCAGTTTTTTGCGCTACAGCGGTTGATGTCCTAGCCAATGTTCCTTTTTCATTTAATTCATAATTTGATATATTACCTTTTGTTCTTTTATAACCATCAGGAGGTTTAGCATAACAGAAAAGACCATCTAATTCAGTATTTGGATCATCGCAATAATAATCTGGTATTTTACCAATACCAACAGTTACAGGATTAAAATTACATGTTAATGTTCCATCATAATTATAACCTGTATCACATGATTCATAACATAATGTTGCTCCATTATTATTATAACCATTTGGACATTTTTCACACGTTGCTCCTTTATCTTTTTCTCCATCTCCACAATTTTCCCAACACGTTATACCTGTTAAAGAATATCCTGGATCACATTGATCTGGTGGTATTAAAGTACCTCTATCTGCAATCAGTGGATCCATCCAACATGTTGTTAAACCATCAAATTTATAATATTTATCACACGTTTCTCTTATTGGTATTGTAGTTGGATTTGTTTTATTACTAACACATAAACCTGCACCATTATCTTTAAAACCATCTTTACATTTTTCTTGACATGTTAATTCACCAGTATCTTTATCACCATTATCACAAGATCTTTTTACACACATAGAACCATTATATTTAAAACCATCTGGACATTGATTGGGCGGAGGACTAGTTAAAGCTGTAAACACATTTTTTGCATTACATGTTGTTACACCATCAAAATTATAACCTGGTTCGCATGGTGGATCACTTAATTTGGGATTATCAATCCAACAAACACCAAGAACTTCTTTCTCACCAGATTTACATTTTTGTCTACATGTATATTGAGCAGCCATAGCTGCCGCACATGATAAATAACCAGCACCAGTTACAGTATTGAGTCCTTGTACTACAACTTCTGCTGCTATTTTTTCGGCTGTTGCTTTTGCAAGATTTTCCGCAATTTGTAATGGACTTTCAGTATTTAATTTTAAAAGATATTTATCAAACCATAATGGATTAAATACTAAATTACATTGTTTAACAAATGCATTATCTCCATTATCAATATCTCCTGATTCACAAGGACCATATTGTTCCATGTCAAAAGTTTGTATTAATGATCTAGATAATGTTTTACCAAAAAAAGTTTCTAATAAACTTTGACCTATTGGTATTTTACAATCATATGTTCCATCCTCTTGTAATACTGGTTTACCTGCCTTAGATAAACACATTTCTTTTGTAATTAAACACATATCATTATCTACATCATAATACATATTATTTAATTCACACATAGTCTTTATACTCGCATTTATAGCTGTACATTGTCCTTTTTTATCACTCCATCCTTTTCCAATATCATATGATGAAAGAGAAGCAATTGTCCCACCACTACAATCTGGTTTTGTTGGTCTTTGTTGATCAGGGGGACCACATGGATCTGGATTCCAACTTAAATCAGGGATTTCAGTACATACTCCAGGAACACTTGGAGTATTTTCAGAAAGATCTGCTGGATTTAATAATTTTATAACAGATTTTAATTTAGGAGGATCATCTATACAATTATCTTTTGTAAACATACAAACAGGATTTGTATCATTTGTCATCATTCCACCATAATCTATACATATTTTATTAAAAACTTTATTTAATAGTATATCATAATTATCATCTAAATAATTACTTTTTATTTCATCTATCTGTGATTCATATTCAGAATCTGAAGGATCTAATGTTTTATTAATTTCATTATATAATTTTTCGAGATCAGGATCTTTATCATCATCTAAAATTGTATTTATATTTTCTTGAATTAAATAATGTAACATAGTACTATCTGGATCTTCGGGATCATGAACATTTTCTGGTGCAGGCATTAAACCTAAAATATCAATAGGTCCAACTCTTGAAGGATATATAACCGGTTCACCATCAGATTCGGCGTTTAAATCATCAATTATTGCTTGAACATCACTTTTAATTTGTTCTCTTACTTCTTTCCATTTATCTAATATATTATAACCTGCTGGATCAGCAGCATCAACTGCAAGATTAATTATAGTTACTGCTATCATTAAAGCTCCTATCGGATTTGCAAACATCGCAGTCCTTCCTGCCTGTAATGCATTTCCGGCTGCTCGTGCAAGATCAGTTCCTGTTTTAGCTCCAGCTTGTAATGCTTTTAAAGCAGTAGTAGACAATTGTCCACTTTTAAATAAATTTTGTGTTTGTGTGACAGCTGCTTCTGCAATCATTTTTCCCATTCTAAATGCTTTACTAATAGTATTACTAACTCTTGATACTAATTTCATAATTGCTCTTTTTGTTTCAGCTAATTTTGCAATCATTTTTGAACTTTTAGGATTTTTTTTAAATAAATTTTTAATTTTACCATTTGTTTTTGCTTTTGCTTTTGCTTTTGTTTTAGTTTTATCAGGTTCTTCTGTTAATTGTGTTTTTTTTTTTGCTTTTTCAGGTTCTTCTGTTAATTGTGTTTTTTTTTTTGCTTTTTTTGGTTTTTCTGT